AATTCAGATTCTTTTTCATCTCCCACTATATGGCTATGGAAAACAGCTATCATACTATAGGAGTCTTTAAAAAGCAAATAGCTCAGAGGGTTTATTAAGAAGTGTGATCGAGGGTTTTCCGCGATATTGTCCTCTTTTTGAACTATAAATTCTTTTTCCTCATGATCATAACCTAAAAATCCACAGATTTCTTGTGTGAAATGCTTATGAGACATTTCTTTTATTTTATGTAGGGCGGTAATTTCCCCTTTACACTTATGTATTTCTTGCATAGCTAAATCCATCAGTCCCAGGAAAACCCCCAAAGTTAGGGAATGCTGGTGTCGGGTTTGAGAGAAGGGTCAATGGAGATTCTTTATAGCCTTGGGCTACGCCTAAGAATTCTCCACTGCCAGTTAAATGGATATTCCCTGTGTGGATATCGAGCATCCCTGTAGAAGTTGTTCCTCCGATCAATCCAGTTGAAGCGTCCCACCAAGCGACTAAACTGTCTTTCCCATAGGAAATTATTTCGTCTCCGACTTCCACCTCCCCTCCCGTTATTGTCCCAAAGCGTCCCGTGCATTCATCATAATTTCTCGGAATAAAATCTAAAGAATTAGAAAAGCCATTGGGGGTAGCTATTCTTTTGTAAAGATAATTTATCTCTTCATCATTCAAAGGTCTATTCCATACAGCCCAAGGTCCAAGCGCTCCATTCATTGAGGTGGTGTAAGGGGGGTTCGAAACACTATTTGGATATGAATATTCCTTACTCCAATATTCGACTGCGCCCAACATAAATGTTGTAGGCAAAGCTTTTTCACCTACATAAGGAGAGGGCCATTGCATAGTTTCCCTTGTCGCCAAGCTAGCGAAATTTCCTATTTCATTTGATAGCTTTTGACTTGTTGTTGATAGATCGATTCCGTTTACATAGAACTTAATTTTTGTCTGGGCCTCTGCTTTGTCTGTGCCATTAACGACACCATCCCCATAACTATTTGTTACTACATATTGGACCCATTCTCTTGCGTTTCCACATCTTTGTTGTTCGTGTAAATTTATAGTTTTATAAGTGCTGAGACCGACCGATTGCGGGACAGGAGGGTTATCGGGTTCGCCTGGTGTATAATTCCAAGGCCCGATATTTATAGTGTCCATATAATTAGCTGCGACTCCGTTAGTTCTTGTCCCTCTTCGCGGGATCGGCTGGGTTTTGAGCGGAGGGACGGTAGTAGAGTTTATATTTAACCATTGAGTATTCGGCCAACCTGCATCGTCTGAGGGCGAAGTGCTTAATATTCCTGCTCCTATTGGGCTATTTTGATTAATATTAGCCCAGCCCATGATGGTAAATTCTCCAGTTAACTGCCCTGTTAATTCTGGGACGGTAGTGTGGAATAGCCCTGTGTGATTTGGGATGTATGAGATATCTTCGCCTTGCATACCAGAAATCTGGATTGCGTTAAAATTTCTATCGATGTTTTGCGCTGCGGCGAATCCTATTGAATCAACCTCATTAAATCTTTGTTTGCATGCGGAAAGTTTTTTGGTACATCCATCTCTTTGCCAGAAGCTGGGGTTGCCTTCTGGTGATTGCCCTATATTATTGTCTTGCGCGGAGACATACGCTGTCTTTAATGCCTCCCCCTGCATATTTGGATCAGGACTAGGTAAGAAAATAGTAGGGCTTTCTAGTATCACCACAGCACCTTTGGCGTATTCTTCTAACTCACTCCATATAGCACTGGGGTCGTCAAGAAACGAACCTACAAAGCCATCTGGTGGAGAGTAATTAGGTGTCACTCCGTTTCCATCGAGGTCTTGGAATTTTTGACCATCACTCCTTTCTATAGGTTGACCTTGATATCTACAACCCTCTCCTCGGTATTGCCAAGGGCAGAATTTAGAGATAACGCTACGAGGATTGATGCTAGCACTCTCAAGATCCAATGGGGAATTGAGTTCGAACTCTACGAACAATCTAGACTCTTGAGTTTTTCTACCCATTAGCCACGTTTCATCTGTCAATTCTGCTTTAGGATCAGCTTCTCCGAAAGGATTTCCGCCTTCAAAGTTTTCATCGTCAATAAATTTTACGGATACTCTTTTTCTAATGAAGCTAGCGTTTTTAAAGTCTTTATGGACTTGAAGGAGTTGGGTAATAATATTATTTTGATTAGCCACACGGATTTTAGGTCGAGCTAATTTGCCATCCCCTAATATATCAAACCCTTCGCTTTCCATAGACAAAGGTAAATATTGAAAACCTTGCCAGAGAATAGATTTAGAATAGATAGCTCCTCCATGAAATCCTAACCATTCATTTGGCTTATTGACTCTGTCGGGGTATACCCTGAACATTTCTAATAGCGCGGTCGGCTGTAGGTCTAATAAACTACGTGCTACTTTGTTTTTTCCTTCTTCCGCCATAATGTAATTTACACTTTATTAGTATATAATATTAAAAAGAAGTGAAAATTACACATCTAAAAAGCTATAGCGAGAAGTTAGAACTTGAGTTCTATAATTTCTTTTTAAGCTCTAAGCCATATGACTTAGATCATATACGGTCTCCTCATTTAAGAAGGCAGAAAATAGAGTCTTTATTTTCCACTTACTGTAAAACTTCTCAGGTATATACTGTCGAGGAGGACTCGAAACTCAAGGTTGCTGCTTTTGTGTTAGACAGCGGGTCTTATTTAGATGTGATTTTTATATTTGGGGTCAGTAAGAATTTCGGGAGTGTCGAAATAGTGAGGGCGGCGCGAAGTGTTTTGGAATACGCTATGCAAAGTTTAGGGAAAAATTATATTAAGAGCCAGATAAGAAGGAAACATAAAGTTAAATCGTATAAAAAGTGGCTTGAAAGATATGATAAAAAACTCATAATATTTAACGACGAGAATAACACTGTTGTTTGGTGTAATAGAGATATAATGACAATTAAATTTAAAGTTGTGGGTACAAATAAGGCTACTGCTCATTTAATGGGCAGAGAACTTCTGTTGCGTGGTACAAAAAAAATCAAGCACGGTCTATTGAGGGAGTTCTCTGACGGGGAAGATACTTACCTTCTAGACGAAAAAGGTATTGATTTTTTATCTAAAGCTGTTATGATCTATGGGCATTTGTCAGATAATAAACAGAATGTCGGTAATATTTCTTTAAAATTCATGCCAAACGAATGAAACCAAAAACTATTTTATATAAAGTGTATACTCGCAAAGGCGAATATCATCACGGTTACAGCGCCCAACTCAAAGGTTCTCGCGAATGGGCTATCGATTGCGCGAGGGTAGTCGATGGTTATGTAACTCAAGTATCTGATGATCTAGAAAAAACAGAGAATAAGATATATACTCATGGGGCAAAACCTCAATGTTGAGCTTAATAAAATCTATCTTAAAATCTTTAGAGTTGTTCTTAGCCCTTAAGAATAAACAATTTTATTATGATTTACAAAAAGAACATAAAAGAGTAGAAGATGAAATCATTAAAAAAATCGAATATCTTAGACGGAGTGGCATTAGCAATAATGCTGATCGGGCTGACCTCCTGCGCGAAAGACTCATTGCCGAACGTTCACGATTTAAACATCTATCAGCCTTCTACTCTAAAACTGCAGAAAGGGAATCCGATCCTGACTGAAGAGGGCATTTATACCCCTAATACTGATGAGGTTTGGCATTCAGATGCGAGGTTTCGCCGTCTTGAGCGCGAAATTTATCCATTTAAATGATGTATATTTAAAAAAAACCTTTGAAAAGTGGACTTTTATTTTATCAAGTGTAATTAATAAAACATGGAGCCTGAAAAATCAATCATCAAAGAGTTTATTAATGGTGGATGGCTTGTTTCCTTGATAGGGGCGGTCGCTATGTTCGCTAGATTACTACATGCTAACAAAGATTTGACTTGTATGGAGCAATTTAAAAAAATCGTAACAGCTGCTATAGCTGCGACTATCGCTTGGTTTGTCTTAGAACAAACAGACGTTTCATCTTTAACTAAAGCTATTACTTATGGTATCATTGGGGTCATTAGTCCAGAAGTTATTACTGGCATTGTTCGGATCGGGGAAAAATTCGCTAAAAACCCCGATAAATTTATTAAAAAATAATAAAATGGATTTTAAAGGTAAAAAAGAAGTAGTCAAAGCTGTCCAAAACTTAATTGGTGTTTCTGCTGACGGGCGTGATGGGCCAATTACTTGGAATGCTATACTCGCTGAGTTGTCTAAGAAGGGCGGACCTACAGCGGATGGGGGGATTGCTGATATAATGGTCTCTATAGCTAGGGGAGAGATAGGGGTTTCAGAAGTAGACGGGACGAACTGTGGTCCTAGAGTGAATGAGTATAAGGCTGCTACTTGGTTAGATCCAAAAGAAGCTTGGCCGTGGTGTGCGGCTTTTATTTGTTGGGTAGTTAGAGAAGCTATTGAACAAAAAGATGTGGAATGCAAACGTCCTAAAACCGCTGGGGCTTGGGATTTTGAAAACTGGGCTAAGCAACAATCAGGTAAAGGCGTAGAGCTTCGTAAGCCCACTAATGAGGATATAAAAGCAGGGGATATCGTCGTATTTAAGTTTTCTCATATTGGTTTAGCTGTTGGAGATGTAGACGCTAGCGGTTACGTCAAGACCGTCGAGGGCAATACGAACGGAGGGGGGAGTAGAGAAGGCGGCTCTGTTTTGGAGAAGAGTCGGCATGTTTCCAAAATAAGAAGCAGAATTAGGATTTTTTAGTGGACATAAAATACGTGAAGGTTAATATGGTTCGATGTCTAAAGTAAAAATAAAAGTAGATCCTAATTACATC